TTTAGCCGCACCAGAATCCATAAGTGCTTGCATCCTTGAACGCTTAACATTTACTTCTTCAAGTGCTCTACGTTCACGCTCATTTTGAACTCCAGCATATTGGGCAGTTTGAGCCTGTTCTTGAGCCATTTTTTGACCCATTTGAATAGCCGCCATACCTCTTTGTACATCGCCTGACGCAACCAACTGTCTTCCAAGTGTTGCATATCCTTGTGGAGAAGTTAAATCAGCCTGACTAGCCATATTTTGAAAAGCAGATATTTTCTGTAACTGTGGGTCTTCACCACCTAACATACCACCAACAGCCCCTGCTAAACGATTAGCACCATAACCAACGCCTGTTTTTGCAAGAGACAATGGATCAAGTTGTGCCAATTTAGCCGCTTGTGCTAATGCCATTTGATTTTGTTCTTGTTGGTACATTTCGGGAGTCGTACCAAACAATCCACCTACGATTGAATCTGCCATTTTTAATCTCCAATACCAGAAGTGCCAGACAGCAAACTACCAACACCAAAACCATATTGACTATTTGGGTTCATAGTTGATGGGTTATATACCCTATTCCCCATAGAATTTGTTCCTCCCAACCAATTGCCCAATCCTTGTTGCAATTGTGAGTTAGTAGATGCGTTAATCAATGCACTTGCATAAGGGTTATAAGCATTAGCCGCTTGCATTGTGTTTGCCGCACCAACTCCACCACGATAAGTGAAATCACCTGATCTTGCGCCATAAGCCGCCGCTTGACCACCCAAACCAGCACCTAAAGTTAATGGGTCTTGTCCAAGTTGCTCAATACCGCTTTGTATTCCTAAAGATGCTTGGAATGGAGACAATGCACCAACTTGACCTTGTTGATAACTTCCAAGTAAGTTAGCACCTGTGCCAAACAATCCCGCACCAAAAGCGGTTTGTTGTTGTCCAGCCTGAGTAGCACTTGCCGCCAATTGAAGGTCTTGCATAGCCCTAGCATTAGCAAGAGCCGCCGCCTCTGGATTAGCCGCCATCAGTCCACCACCTTGAGCCACAGATAAACCTGTGCGACCTGAGTTTTGCAACTGGTTCATTAACAAAGCAGATTGTTGTTCACGACTAGGAGCAAGCAACGCTTGTTGTTGTTCCATGTATTTCTGAGCCGCTTGCTCAGGACTTTGTGCTAAATATCCCTGCCCAAGATTAAATAGACTTCCTGCCGCACCTTGTAGTGGAGCATATTGCTGTTGTGCGCCTAAACCTTGTTGTAACTGTTGCCCCATCAAACCAGATAACTGCTGTTGATAGGCTTGATACTCAGGAGATACGTTATATCCTGCGCCAGTTAAATTACCTTGGGCATCTGTTGTAAATTGAGACAATCCATAGCGACTTGTAACTCCAACAGGACGGAACTTAGCCGCATCAGCCGCTATTCGAGCGGCCTCTAATTGTGCTTGTGCTGAAGTATTAGCGGCACTACGAGCAGAATCACCCGCCATAATTCCACCAAGTAAACCTGCTCCTCCAATAATTGAAGCGGCGGCAATAGGCATATTAAACTCCCTTAATCAAAACTTCATCCACTTTAGACGGGTTTTTCTCGTCAGTAGCATGGATGCAAAACCAAACACAATCTGTAATAGCCTTAACTCCATGAGTCAGACCTGATTTAATCTCAATACACGCTGGTGCATCAACAATATCAATCTCATCACCACGCAACACAGCAACCTTACCTTTTGCCAAAATAGACAAATGACTGTAATTGTGGGTGTGCTTTAGGATAGCCTCACCCGCATTAAATGCCATTTCCTTGGCATACAGTCCATCACTAAAGTGGTGCAAAATCATACTGTTCTTTTCCACATATAGACAACCACATAAGGCATCAAGTTAGCACCAGTTGCACTAGAACCAGTTGATGCGTTGCTTGTAGCAACAGTAATTCCAGTTGTATTAGTACCTGTGCTTCCAATCACATAACCAGATGGTTGTGCTATGGCATAGCCCGTTCCACTTGTTGTTCCAACTTGACCAGAGTGGTTGTGGCCTGGGTCTGTAACAGTAGAGGTAGCCGTATGTGTGTGGCTTACAACAATAGCGTCTTTAGAACCACCAGTATTGCCTACTGTGCTGAATGTGGCATCTCCACTATCCAAACCAACCATAACCTTACCTGCGCCAAAGGCTGTCCAAGTACCAAAACCAAGCAAAGTAGCAGGGTTAGTGCTAGATGTTGCATTTGAGTAAATAGAACCAACAGGATAGAGTACTTGTAAAACAGACTGTACAAAAGCAGTTGTTGCTAACTTAGTAGAACTGTCCGTAGAAGTTTGCGTTACTCCAATTGTTCCAGTAGGCAAGGTAGGCGTACCAGTAAAGGTAGGCCCTGCTAAATCAGCCTTGGTAGCAATAGCCGTCTGTATGTTGTTGAACTCAGTATCAATCTCAGTTCCCTTAACAATCTTTAAGGAATTGCCAGAGGAAAGACTATCCTTACTGGCGAAATTGGTTGCTTTTGTGTAATCTGTCATTACAGTTCCTTAATAAATCTTGCCTTCTTTGGCAAATATCTCAATCTTTTGGATACTCAACGGGAAAGTATTGATGTCTGCCTCATAACCAGTTTGAACAACTTTGCCCGAACCAGTTGGGTAAACACTCAATGTCTGCAAAGTTACACCACCAGAATAGTAGGCAACTGTTGTAGCATTTGCTCCATACTCGGCTATACCATAATATGAAACAGACTGAGCAGGAATTTTAGCCGACTGTGAGTAATAATTACCAGTAAAGTCGTAACCCCACTTAAAAGTTACATACTGATTGCTACCACCAATCACCACAGTCCTGAGTTTCTTCAAAATAGACGTAGCAGAGGGCGTACCAAGATCAGTATGGTTCGTAAAATATTGAAAACGATATATGGCGGTATCATCGTTATAACCAGAATAGGTAGCAAGGTAGCCCCCTTTTCCAAGATACAACGTACCATCTTGTTTGGTCAACAAGGATTTAGGCTCAATTGAATCCCAAGTCGTAACCCTTGCAGAACCATCTTGCAAAGTACCTTTCATATCAAAGCAGTAAACTGACTTTAATACTGGCAAAGTCAACAAGTAAATGGCTTCTTTGCTGTTGTATACAGATTTAATTGCAGATAAAGTCTCACTTGCAATAGCAGAAATCAAGTCATTACGCACATTCTTAGATAAGTCACGCAAAGGCATGGACTTCTCTTGGATAGTCCTCAAAGCACTACGCACACCTGTGGATGACAAGAAAATCAGGTCTGTACCTGTATAAGCCAAGGAATCCCTAGCCACACAGCCAATTCCTGTGATGACATCCTGTAAAGACATGGTGGATGGTGTTGTCGCACCCTGATAAACCAAGATATTGTTCTTACCAAAGATGAACAAAAAGCCATTGTGTGCGCCCAAAGCGACAATTACATCTCCACCTTTAGGCCAAACAGTAGTGGTATCAAGCGTTCCAGCAGTTCCAGTATTCCACTTGTTTGCCAACTTAGTATCAGACCACTGCACAGTTAACTTGTCTGACGATACATCTGCCGTCCAAAGCCTTCCATAGGCACTCAGAGCAGTGTTTGCCAACTGAGCAGTACCTGCATAACCCGTCAACTCACTAATGCGTCTAAACGTGGTTGTAGACAAAGCAGGATCAAACACCAAAGGATCGTGTGCTGACTGGAAAAGATAGAGTGCGCCAGCCAAGGAAACCATCTGCCAATTGTTTGCAGTAATAGTCGGGGCAGTACCCCCTCCCCCATAGGTCAGAGTAACCAAAGAAGAGCCACTTAATTTAAGTAGTTTGTTGTTTCCAGCAAGAATAGTGTATGAAGTAGCATCAGAGGTAACTACTTCACCAATTGAGGTAATGTCATTGGTAGAAAGATCACTATTGACAGCAGAATTAACCTTTGTCCAACCTTTTCTAGCCCCGATACGACCATATTGATCAATCACACAATTGTTAGCAACCAAAGCAAAGCCACTAGCCAAGTCCAAAGACGAATCTTGGGTGTTCAACCCATAGAAGCCTGGGGCTGTAATCGAGTAGGCTTGTACTGCTTCTGCCATTAGACAGCCTCAAATGTGTCGTTTTCAGGCGATCTAGCCAATTCCAAAGCAATCAG